CGCGTTGCGCCGGTGGCGCTTGCATGGCGACTGTTCAACCTCAAGTTGATCGATGATGACACGCGTCGGCATCTCGTCCAAGAGAAGCAGCGGTCATCGGTATCTGGCCCACCCAAGCGGTTTTCGCTCACCTTCGTGCGCATGCTGCACGAGGCGCTGGAACATGGGCGGCTGTCGGCGCGCAAGGCAGCCAAAGCCATGGGTCTTGGTCTGGGTGGTTTAACTGAGCTATTCGCCCAGTACGATCTCTCCGCACCGTTCGAGCTGTGAGGCGCGGTTCGTATGCCAAAGACCCGGGTATTCGCTGACACCAATGTCATCCTCGAAGCGTTCCGAACTGGCTGCTGGACTGCGATCTGCAGCCAGTTCGCTATCGAAACCGTCGAGAAATGCGTCGAGGAAACACTGACCGGAAACCCCGGCGATCCTCGGCACATATCCGTTCCACCGGCTGACCTGCACGGTGGTCTTGCCTGCCGCCATCCGGTGACGCGCAAGGAGCTTGCTTCGCTGGCGCTCACCCATCCATCCTGCGCGACGCTCGACGACGGCGAGAAGCATCTGCTCGCTTGGCTGCTCGCGAACAAACTGCTGCCATCGGCAACCATCGTCGTTACCACCGCCGACAAGGCGGCACTCGTCGCCTCACATGGGCTCGGCTGGCTTGACTGCGCGGTGTCGCTGGAGGATTTGGCTCGCAAAGCCGGTGTCGGTCGCGCCAATCTTGATGCTCTCGCATTGCAGTACCGGGAGGACTGGCTGTCGAGTATCAAAACCAAGATTCGGATGGGCATCATCCCGTAACAGCGGTGGACGCATTTCGTGGAGCCAAGAAAAATGACCAAGACCTACAAGAACATCCCGTCCCTACATCGATTTGTCGAATTGGCTCCTGTTGAGGCCATTCGCAAACTTCTAGCGGAGCATGGCGGCGGCGACGCCAAAGCCTTCGCATCCGTCGAATGGCCGGATGCCCCCGTTCTGAATGGCGTCAACAAGGATTTTCGCTTGGGCGTTTTGGGGATTTGCGCCGGTCTGGATGCCAGACTATCGGCACCACTTGATGGGCATGCGCACCGCATCATCACCTTGTCAGAAGGTAAAGGTATCGAGGCCATCCAGGCGGTGCGCGACAACCTGTACCAGCACGATGACGACCAGCAGTCGACTGTCGCCGAGTATGAAGCCCAGCAGGATCACTTTGGCCGAGCCACCGTCTTATACCTGCGCGCTCCAGATCTCTTCGACGACGCCGAGACGTATTTCTACGCAGAACACCATCGAAACTATGGAAAGCTTTACGAGGCGTTCGACCTCGATTGCGACGATGCCAGCAGCTTCGAATGGACCGACGAGAAACGGACTCGCCTGGAAACATTACTCCAGGAGCGACTTGGGACGACGGGACGCTGCCTTGTTCAGCACCTCCCATTCGAGCAGAAGCAAGCAAACGGAGACGTGACAACGGTTCACCTGTTCTTGATCCGCCACGCGGGCGAAATGAACAGCATCCAGCAGGTTTGCGACGATCTCTCGACGGCTCCTATTTACTACCGTCCGCCGGTAGAGGCGACATTGCTGTTCCAGCCCGACAAGAAATCGGTGGAAGTATTTTCAGAACAGGAATCGAGCCGGTTTCTGATAGCGTCGTCATTCGCGGAAACCGGCGTGGATACCGATCTATCTGGAAGGCCTGTTTCCATGCGGCAGTACAACCTCCGGCGCTTCTATCGCTCACTTTCGTTACCACAAGAACCGGTCGCCGACTTGGATTTGGTCGATGTCCGCGCACTCGAAGCCGAGGCACGACCGCAGAACTTCAAGCGTCGCGTATTGCTAAAGGTCGACAAGAACGACGATATTGAGGAGGCATCGAAAGATACCCTCGGCGACAACAATATTTTCAAGACCGCATCGCTGATCAGCCGTGTTGTCATCAACGTGCGGTTCATGAAAGAGAACAAGGAGGTCAATCTTCCAATTACCCTCAGCACGCCCAATCGTTGCAATCTGGGTAGCCGACGCGACCCACACGAACGGGAGATCGGCTTCGGTGTGCTTGAGCGATACGGAATCATGAAGCGCGTTGTTCCGCTTAGTGCAACTGAGGAGGCGAACCTGTTCGACACGATGCTCAAGCTCTATGAATCGGAGGATCGTGAAGTCCGGCGCAGCACGCTTGAGCAATGGGGCGCGGACATCGAAATGCTGCGCGCTGGAGGGTTCCTGAAACCAATGGGCCGGGCGATGGACGTCACTCATCTTCGAGATGACGGCACAGCGATTCATCTCACCGTGCGCGCAAAAGGTGCATCTCTCGTGGCTGACGATCCGGTGACCCATCAGAACATTGAGATCGACCCCGTTGAACTTGAGCGCTTTGAGGTGATGAGAGGCTGGGTCGCAGAGCGCGTTGTGAAAGGTCTACGCGGCGCGATGCAAATCGGTCAGCGAATAAAGGCAGACGCCTCAGTCACGAAATTGGGGACGCTGGTTGTCGGCGACGAGGACGTTGCCGTGTTTCTTGCTCGCCGTTTGAACCGGCTCGACACCGTCGCTGAAGCAGACGCATACCTTCGAGGCGAGCGGCAAATCGGCTACGGCATAGTTCTGACCGCGACCGAGTCTAGCCCACAGTACCTTGGCGCAAACGTCGTCGTCTGGCTCGGCGATGTACTGGCGACGGATGCCGGGGAGGTTGCAATCGATAAAGATCGGTTAATGCGGGCTTTGTCCGATGGTAAGCAACGCGCGCTCGCGGCAACGACGGTTGACCTGATTGTCCACAATGACCTCGTCGATCAGGAGAGCGCGACGTTGATTATCCCGGGCAAAGCGCCGTGGCCGCTGCTCGGCAAGCAAGTCACCATCATGGATCGTCTCGTCAAGGCTCATAAGGCGAACAACCCGGTTTTGCAGAACAAAGCGCTGTTTGAAGGGATGAGCTACAACCATCCGGCGCAGGCATTCCAGGGCGAGACGTGGAAGTCGTATTTGGGGCATCCCCCAGACAAAACACGTGGCTGGACGCTGTTCGTCTGAATATATTCTTGAATCGATACAGAGAAACGGGCTGCCCACTGGGTGGCCCGTTTTGCTTCCACGTGCTGACCTAGATTTGACCTAGAAATGGCCTTGAGACCGCCTAGAAAGTAATCCGGATAGTTCGATGTGCCCATTTCATAAAGGAGGCACATCGAAATGCAAAACCAAGTCCCATCAGTTGAATCCGGTCGGCCACACCGCCGGAACATTCGAGACGGTGCCACGCGCATCGCCATCGATGAAAACGAGCTCGCCACCCGCTGGGGGCTCTCCGTCAAAACTCTGCGCCGCTGGCGGCAAGAGTCCTTGGGCCCAGTCTTCTGCAAGCTGGGAGCCCGTGTCACCTACCTGATCTCCGAAGTCGAAGCCTTCGAGCGGCGCGTTTCGCGCTACTCGACCTTCGCTCGGGCATACCAGTAAGGGGGCGGCCATGAGCGATCTGACCGTATTCCCCGCTGACCTCGCCGAAATGTCGGTGAGCCAACTGGCCAGCCTGCCGCCCGCCCAGCTGGTTGAAGCTGACGCCAACCTCGATCACTTGATCGATTGGGCCAAGAAAACGCGCACCAAGCTCGATGCTGCGTTGGATCAACGCTTCGGCGAACAGGGCCGCACCACACTGCGCGACTCCGGCCGCGACTTTGGCACCGCCCACATCAGCGACGGCCCGCTGCACATCAAGTTCGAGATGCCCAAGAAGGTCAGCTGGAACCAGAAGCAGTTGGCCGAAATTGCCGAACGCATCGTGTCTTCTGGCGAGAAGGTCGAAGTCTACATCGACGTCAAACTGGCCGTATCCGAGTCGCGTTACACCAACTGGCCTCCGGCGCTGCAGCAGCAGTTCGCTGCCGCCCGCACAGTCGAACCCGGCAAGCCCTCGTTCACGCTGACCATCGAGGGGGATGCGCAATGAAAAAGCTCCCCATCGTGTCCGCCGTGGAACGTATGGCCGAGCGCAAGGGCGTCAAGCTCTTGCTGCTGGGTAAATCCGGCATCGGTAAAACCACCCGGCTCAAAGACCTCGACCCCGCCACCACGCTGTTCCTCGACATCGAGGCGGGCGATCTGTCGGTGGCGGATTGGCCGGGCGACACCATCCGTCCGGCGTCCTGGCCGGAGAGCCGCGACTTCTTCGTGTTCCTCGCTGGCCCGGACAAGTCCTTGCCTGCCGAGAGCGCGTTTTCGCAGGCGCATTACGACCACGTCATCGAGAAGTTTGGCGATGCCACGCAACTGGATCGTTACCAGACCTTCTTCCTGGACTCGATCACGCAGTTGTCGCGGCAGTGCTTTGCATGGTGCAAGGCCCAGCCGGGCGCGGTCAGCGACCGTTCCGGCAAGCCTGATCTGCGCGCGGCCTACGGACTGCTCGGGCAGGAAATGATCGGTGCCTTGACCCACCTGCAGCACGCACGGGGCAAGAACGTGATCTTTGTGGCGATCCTCGACGAACGCTTGGATGACTTCAATCGCAAGGTGTTCGTGCCACAGATCGAGGGCGGCAAGACCAGTCTTGAGCTGCCCGGGATCGTCGACGAGGTCGTGACGCTGGCCGAGCTCAAGGCTGAGGACGGTAGTTCTTACCGCGCCTTCGTCACCCACACCGTCAATCCCTACGGCTTCCCCGCCAAAGACCGCAGCGGTCGCCTCGACGTGCTGGAGCCGCCGCATCTCGGCGCGCTGATCGCCAAGTGCGCCAGCAGCGCTTCCACATCCGGCACCGCCGCCCAAACCCATACCGAATCCAAGGAGTAATCGCAATGACCGCCAATGCATGGAATGACTTTAATGACGCCGACTCGCAGCAGTCCGGTTTCGACCTGATCCCAAAGGGCACCGTCGTGCCGGTGCGCATGACCATCAAACCCGGTGGTTACGACGATCCCGAACAAGGCTGGGGCGGCGGCTACGCCACCGAATCCTTCGACACCGGTTCGATCTATCTCTCTGCCGAATTTGTGGTCACCGACGGTGAGCATATCAAACGCAAGATGTGGAGCAACATCGGCCTGCTGTCCAAGAAGGGGCCGACCTGGGGCCAGATGGGACGCAGCTTCATCCGCGCTGCCCTCAACAGTGCCCGCAATATCCATCCGCAGGACAACACACCGCAGGCCGCCGCCGCGCGCCGCATCCAGGGTTTTCACGAACTGGATGGCATCGAATTCATCGTTCGCGTTGATATCGAAAAGGACGCCAAGGGCGCGGATCGCAATGTGGTCAAGGTGGCGGTCGAGCCTGACCACGCCGACTACGCCAAGTTGAAGGGTGTCGCTGCCAAAGCCAACACCGGCGGTGGCAACTCTGGCGCTCCCGCACAGGCAGCACCTGTGTATCAGGCTCCCGCTGCTGCTCCACAACGCGCACCCGTGACGGGCAAACCGTCATGGGCGCAGTAAGGAGAATGGCCATGAACGCACACATTCTCACTGCCAGCCACTACGGCGTCGTCCATTTCGGCGATCTGGAATGCGAGGCGGTTGTCCTCAAGGGTGGCGAGCGCGGCTACGTGCGCCGCCAGCTTGCCAAATTGCTCGGCTTCCACGAAGGCCACAAGGGTGGCCGATTCGCCCGGTTCCTCACCGATTTTGCGCCTAACTCCTTGTCGCAATTGGAAAAAACTCGTGAGCCGATTTTGTTGCCGTCCGGCCGACAAACACAGTTCTTTCCGGCCGGGATCATCGCTGACCTCGCATCTGCCGTTGTCAATGCTGCGCTGACCGGGACGCTGCACAAGGCACGCAAGGGGATCGTCCCCAACTGCATGAAGATCATGCACGCGCTGGCCACCACCGGCGAGGTCGCGCTGATCGACGAGGCAACGGGCTACCAGTTCCACCGTGCGCCCGACGCATTGCAGGACTTGATTGCCAAGCTGCTGCGCCAGTCCAGCGGCTCGTGGGAACGGCGCTTTCACGCCGACTACTACCGCGCCATCTACCGTTTGTTTGGCTGGAAGTACCAGGGCCACGCCCAGAACCCGCCCCACGTCCTTGGCCAGATCACGCAGCGCTGGGTCTACGGGCCGGTGTTGCCGGAGGAGTTGCTCGATGAGATTCGCAGTCGCAAGCGCATCTCGGACAAGCACCACCAGTGGCTGACCGACAAAGGGCTGACGCGGCTGGAGCAGCAGATTCATTCGGTGACGGCGATTGCGCGCTGCTCGACCAACTACCGCGACTTCAGCAGGCGTTGCGAGGCCGCCTTCGCGGGCGGCGCGCTGCAGCTCGGCCTGTTGATCGACGAGTTTGAGGAGGTGGCGTGAAATGCTGGGTCTGCACACGTCAGGCATGGGGATTCGGTCACACCGACAACCAACACGGTGTCGGCAATCCCCGCCGCTACCCCATCGACTGGGTGTTCTGCTCGCAGCGCTGCCAGAACGTCTTTCACGCGATGTACGGCAACTGGCTCAAAGCCAAGGACGAGCCGGGCAAGCGCAGGGAGGTCGTGATGATCGATCCCTCTGATATCGAGAACGCCTCGATGAAAAAGTGCCTGAAGGCATTCGGTGAAGCGGCTGGCGAAATCGGCTTCACGAAACCGCTCGGGGATTACTCGGAAGCCGAAGCGCTGCGGGTTATCGACGCCATCGTCACCCGCTACACCGAGGCAATGGTCGAGCATCACGAGGCGACCAAGTTTCCGCCGGTGCGCGGCATGCCTCCGACGCCCGATCCCTTGGCGAACCCGTTTGCCGATCTTGAGGACGATCTGCCGTGGGAGACGAAGCCATGATGGACTTCAATTCCACGGCAAGCGTATCCGGGCAAATCAGCGTGTTGGTCGATACCGGTCTGCAGCGAGCGCGTGCCCGGCAATCGGTGCGCCACTACCTTGGCGCATCCCGGTTGGGCGTGGCTTGCGAACGCGCGCTGCAGTACGAGTTTGCGCAAGCACCGGTCGACTACGGGCGCGACGTGCAGGGTCGGATATTGCGCATCTTTGAGCGTGGCCACGTCAACGAAGAGTGCATGGTCGGATGGCTGCGGGATGCGGGCTTCGATCTGCGCACACACAAGGCCGACGGCGAGCAGTTCGGTTTCTCGGTGGCTGACGGACGCCTGCAGGGCCACATCGACGGCGTGTTCGTCGGTGGTCCCGATGGCTTCGCCTACCCGGCTCTTTGGGAAAACAAGTGCCTCGGCTCGAAGTCCTGGCGCGATCTGGAGAAAAACCGGCTCGCCATTTCCAAGCCTGTCTACGCGGCGCAAGTCGCGCTGTATCAGGCCTATCTCGAACTACACGAGCACCCGGCGATTTTCACGGCGGTGAACGCCGACACGATGGATATCTACGTCGAGCTCGTCCCCTTTGACGCAGCCCTTGCCCAACGCATGTCGGATCGGGCGGTGAAGGTGATCACAGCGACCGAGGCAGCAGAACTCCTGCCGCGCGCCTTCGCTGACCAGACCCACTTCGAATGCCGGATGTGCGCGTGGCAAGACCGCTGCTGGAGAACGCAATCATGAACAACCACAACACAGGCATTGCCGACGACGAACCGATGATCGACGCCAAGCAGGCGGCGGCCGCACTGAGCCTGCCGTACTACTGGTTTGCCGATCAAACGATGCGCAGCAAGTACCGCATCCCGCATTACCTGCTCGGCGGCTTGGTGCGCTACCGGATGTCCGAGCTTTCCGCATGGGCGGCCAGCAGCAGAGCGCCGCAGGGCCGCGATGCAAGCAAGACGCCAGACGAGGGAGCCGAATGATCGACTTCAACGACATCTCCCTGCCCACCGAAAACCGCGATGCCGAACGCGACGAGATTCGCGCGGAACTGATCGCGCGACTGGAGTCGGTGTTGACCACGATGTTCCCGGCGGGCAAGAAGCGCCAGGGCAAGTTTCTCATCGGGGACGTGCTGGGCAGTCCCGGCGACAGCCTCGAGGTGGTGCTGACCGGCGACAAGGCCGGACTCTGGACGGATCGCGCGACCGGCGACGGCGGCGACATCTTCGATTTGATTGCAGCCTACCTCGGAGCCAGCATCCATGCCGACTTCCCTCGGGTGCTGCAGGAAGCCAGCGATCTGCTTGGACGTGCGCGGTCAACACCGGTGCGCAAAGCCAAGGCAGCTCCTCCGTCCGACGATCTCGGCCCAGCGACCGCCAAGTGGGACTATTTTGATGCCACTGGCAAACTGATCGCGGTTGTCTACCGCTACGACCCACCGGGCCGGAAAAAGGAATTCCGGCCGTGGGACGCCAAGCGCCGCAAGATGGCACCTCCCGAGCCACGCCCTTTGTACAACCAGCCGGGTTTGGTGGCCGCCAGCCACATCGTCCTGGTCGAAGGCGAGAAGTGCGCGCAGGCGCTGATCGATGCCGGTGTGGTGGCGACCACCGCAATGCACGGCGCAAACGCTCCGGTCGATAAAACTGACTGGCAACCGCTGGCTGGCAAGTCAGTGCTGATCTGGCCGGATCGAGACGCACCGGGCTGGGACTACGCCGACCGCGCTTCGCAGGCGATCTTGCACGCCGGTGCGACCACGGTCGCCATCCTCATTCCACCCGATGACCGGCCCGAAGGCTGGGACGCTGCGGACGCCATTCCCGATGGCTTTGACGTGGCTGGTTTTCTTGCCGTTGGCGAGCGGATGCCGGTAATGCGCTCCGTCGAGGAGATTGCGCCGCCGGATTTACTGACGGGCATCGACTGGAGTACCGAGGACGGACTGTCGACCGCCTTCACCCGCCGCTATGGTCAGGACTGGCGCTACTGCGCGCTGTGGGGCAAGTGGCTGGTTTGGACGGGCGTGCGCTGGAATGCCGATCAGATGCTTTACGTCTCGCATCTGGCCCGGGGCATCTGCCGCAATGCATCGCTCAAGGCAGACAGTCCAAGGCAGAAAGCCAAGCTCGCCAGCTCGTCGACCATCTCGGCGGTCGAGAAAATCGCCCGATCCGATCCGAAGCACGCGTCCAGTGCCGAGGAATGGGATGCCGATACGTGGGTGCTCAACACCCCGGGTGGCGTGGTCGATCTGCGCACAGGCCGGATGCGCGAGCACCGGCGTGACGACCGAATGACCAAGGTCAGCACGGCCACCCCCAAGGGCGACTGTCCAACGTGGCATGGGTTTCTGACCGACGTTACCGGTGGCGATGCCGATCTGATCGCCTACCTGCAACTGATGGTGGGCTATTGCCTGACCGGGATCACCAGCGAGCACGCGCTGTTTTTCCTGTACGGCACCGGCGCGAATGGCAAGTCGGTGTTCGTCAATGTCATCACCACGATCCTCGGTGATTACGCGGCCAATGCGCCGATGGACACGTTCATGGACGCGCGCAACGACCGGCATCCCACCGATCTGGCCGGACTGCGTGGCGCACGCTTCGTGTCGTCCATCGAAACCGAGCAAGGGCGGCGCTGGAACGAGTCCAAGGTCAAGGCGATCACTGGCGGCGACAAGGTGTCGGCGCGCTTCATGCGCCAGGACTTCTTTGAGTACGTGCCCCAGTTCAAGTTGGTGATTGCGGGCAACCACAAGCCATCGATCCGCAATGTGGACGAGGCGATGAAGCGTCGTCTGCACCTGATCCCGTTCACGGTCACCATTCCGCCCGAAAAGCGGGACGGCAGGCTCACCGACAAGCTGCTCAAGGAGCGTGACGGCATTTTGGCGTGGGCGGTCGAGGGGTGCAGCCGCTGGCAACAGCAAGGACTGAAACCGCCTGCCAGCGTGGTGTCGGCGACCGAGGAGTATTTCGAGGCCGAGGACGCGCTCGGGCAGTGGATCGAAGAACGCTGCCTGCTGGCCAAGACCAGCCGCGAAGGCGTGTCCGATCTGTTTTCCGACTGGCGTGAGTGGGCCGAACGCGCGGGCGAATTCGTCGGGTCGGTGAAGCGCTTCTCTGAACTGATGGCGACCCGCAAGTTCGAGAAGTGCCGACAGACCGGTGGCGTGCGCGGTTTGACGGGGCTGTCCCTCAGACCCAAGCCCTACAACGCCAGCTATCCGTACCGCGATGACTGACCAGCAAAACCGTCGAGTGACGGATGTGACGGGTTTGCCGGATACTTCTCTTTGCCTGCGTATGTACGCGCACACGTGTAGAGAGTTATACGGAGAATCCGTCACATCCGTCACTCGCCCCAAAAATTCAGGAGCAATGACGATGAACACGACAACCAACAGCACCATTCTTGCCCTTGATCTGGGCACGCACACCGGCTGGGCACTGCACCAACTGGACAGCACCATCACCAGTGGCACCGAGCATTTCAAGCCGCAGCGATTTGAAGGCGGCGGAATGCGCTTCCTGCGATTCAAGCGCTGGCTGGCCGAACTGCTGACCACCAGTGGCCACATCAACGCGGTGTATTTCGAGGAAGTACGACGCCACGCGGGCGTCGATGCCGCCCACGTCTACGGCGGTTTCATGGGCCATCTGACCGCGTGGTGCGAGCATCACAACATCCCGTACCAGGGAGTTCCGGTCGGCACGATCAAGAAGCACGCGACTGGCAAAGGCAATGCAGGCAAGGACGAGATGATCGCCTCCGTCCAGTTGCGTGGTCACACACCTTGTGACGACAACGAAGCCGATGCCCTGGCACTGCTGCACTGGGCTATCGAGACGCAGGAGGTGTGACATGAAGGTTCCAACACCTCAATACCGCTGCCCCTTGGGTCGGCTGCAATCAGACACCACGGATATGGATGCGATAAAACGCAACGGCTGGCGTGACCAGCACATCCTGGTGGTCAACGAGTCCGACGAGCGACTGGACTTCATCGAGCGCGAGATCGTGCGCCGCATTGGCGAACGCCTGTACGGAGGAGCGCGCCATGACTGAGTGGACGATAGATGACGTGGCAGTACGCTTCGAGGATGCTGCTTTCACTGGCCAACGCCTGCCCCCTGTCCGTGTGCAGGGCTACTTCAACACGTGGCCTGCCTTCGTGCGCACGGAGTGGGAAGCCTTCTCATCCGACGCCCGTGAGTACCGACCGTTCCCACCCAGCCCCGTCGACATCGAACGGATGCTGGAGGCGATGCGCTGGGTGCAATGGCTTGAGGTCGAGCAACGTCACCTCGTGTGGATGCGGGCCAAGCGTTACGGATGGCGTGACATCACGATCCGCTTTGCCTGCGACCGCACCACAGCGTGGCGACGCTGGCAGAAGGCGCTGGAGATCGTGGCGACCAATCTCAACAGTGAAGGTCGTTGCTCGCCTTCCAAAATCGTGAGCAACGTCGGGTAATGCTTGCCGCGTTTGTCCTCGCTTTGCCCCGTTTGTCCCTTTTGACGCTGTTTGGTCGTGCAACAAAACGAGCGGTTTGGGGGTAGTATTTCGGCTATCTTCGGGACAGCGGTGACGATAAAGGAAGTGACCCAAGGCAAAAGGGGTCCTTCCTTTCCAATATCGTATGCGGGGGGCGCGAGCGCGGCATTGCGCTAGCGTCCGACTGCAAACCGAGGTTTGCAGGGTTTGCAGTTTGCACCCCGCCACCATCCAGCATGCATTACGAACCCGCCCACGCTCTGAACGTCGGC